TACATTTCTGATTTAGGGTCCACTCCAAATGCCAAAGCTGCTTCTTTAAGTTTAGATTCATTTTTATATTCCCCCAGATAATCAAAGGAGATACTATTTAATGTATAAGAAAATCTATTCTCATCAATTAAAGCCATCGCCACCATTGTATCATGGATGCGGCCTTTAACTTCAATTTCTATTACACTTAACCATCCAATATCATATTGAGCATTATGAAAAACTTTTTCTATTGAATCATCTTCACATATGTCTCTGATGTATTTTATAACAGCCCCTCTATCCATATTTCCACCACCTTCGTGTGCAATTGGATAATAGGCTGTAAAATCACCACTTGATATTGAGATGCCTATGACTGATCCTGTCTTTCGTGGCCAACCTGGTCCATCTTTAATAAGTCCTGGATCACATGTTTCTAAATCAATCGCCACAACCTTCCTTCCTTTCATGGAAGGAAATTCTGTGGGTGCCACCCAATTTGAATTAATTTCCTTAAAGGTATCCCTCATTATTTATTCTCCTTGTTAAGTTTCATGACATGTTGTCTAGTGACTTCCCCCATGATCTCACCACGTTCAAGTTTGAGTTCTCCTGCTATTGCCATATACGCAGCTCCGTCAACATAATCATCAATGTTGTGTTTACCAACTTGGGATCTGGACACTTTAAGTAGTCCAAGCATCATAGCCACTTCATCAGGTGTTATTGAAGCCATTGGCTTAAGTTTGTTATCAAGATATGTATTCCAGTAGTCAGCGATCTGCTCATGGTTCTTGAATGTATCACCGTGTGACTCCTGTCTGCTGTTGCTGACTAAATCAGCGGCCTTCATTAGTATTTCTTCTTTTTTCATATTATAAATCCTCCGTCTCTTTGTGGTTGTATTATATGTAGTTGGTTACGAGCACGTGTAGCGCCTACATAAAATACACGGCATTCATCATCAGAATTCTTTTCCATCGCTTCTTGAGCTTTCCTGGACAGATCAGTTAAAAGAATAACATTATCTGCTTCTCCACCTTTTGCTCCATGAATAGTACTTAAATTAATCCTAGGGTCTTTATCTAAGTTATGGCCTCTTACTTCTATGGCACGTAGAAATTCTTTATCACGATTTCCCACCTTGTCAAAAGCCACGTCCCACGGTCTTCCTCCTACAAGTAAGCCATGATGCATTACTAAATCTTCAAGCTCATATTTTTCTTTATTAGCGGTCCTAAGATGTTTGTGTCCTCTCTCAATTCCAATTTGGGATGATATGTAAGAATAAATGTTTTTAACATCAGATAATTCTACATATCCTCCACTGTTTAATTGTTTCCAAGCATCTGCGGCATTTAATAATTTTTGTGATATGGGTAGCTTATTATTTCTTTTGTAAAGCAGTCCTTGTAAACGAACATCTCTTTCAATTTCGTCTAATAAATAATTGGTACGACCTAGTATAAGCCAACTACCAGGTTCTTTTAAATTAACCCCCTCAGGAAAGGTGTGATACTTAACTAATCCATTTTTTTCTGTTCCTTCCCATTGTTTTTCTCTTCTATAATTAACTCTATTAATTATTCTATGAGATAAATTCTGAATAACCTTGGAACATCTATAGGATTGTTTTAAAACTTCTGTTTCTCCCTTAAGATTAATAAAATGATGTACGTCAGCACCAGCCCATGTATAAATAGCTTGATCATCATCACCACTCACATAAATCTTCTTGACAGGGTCCTGTGTAATCTTGTTAATCATACGCCATTGTAATTTACATAGATCCTGTGCTTCGTCCACAAACACTACATCTAGTCTAGGAACCATTCCAGACTCTAGATATAGTTCAATCATGTCCGTAAAATCAAATAGTTCTTTTTTCTTCTTAAATTCTTCCATAGATCTTTGTGCTCTTAATAAGGCATGCCAAGAAATGTCTTGTAGATTAGAATGATTATAATGATGTTCCAAATCCATACATTTCATTCTTGATAGATTAACCTCATTTATCAATATGTTATCTGTGGTAAATACTCCACCGGAGTCAACTCCATCAGTAACAGATCCTAAATCCATCCCGAATGCCTGCGCAAATTCTTTATAATTATCTCTTGACATCACTTCTGCTTTAGTCAGTCCCAGTTCATGGAATGCAAAGGAGTGTAATGTTCTGAAATATGGTAAGTGTTGCTCTTCCAAATTAAACTTCTTCATTGCCCGGTCCCTCGCTTCATGTGCCGCTTTCTTTGTAAAAGCTAAAAAAGCAATACGGTCGGGGGATGTGCCACGCGCCAGTTCCTGCTCAACAAGATTCAATAGGTTATGGGTCTTGCCCGTTCCAGGAGGACCCAGTATGATTTTAGTTTTTGGCATTTAAAATCCTTTTTGTTTCTATGCGGTGGCAATTGGCGCATAACACAATGCACTTTTTCCATTCCTCTTTCATCTTCTCAAATTGTTTATAGCTCGTTCTCCAATGAGACGCCACGGCGATAATTTTATTAGAAGGATTCGGGTGATGATGGTCCAGAGCCTCTGGTTTACCTTTATATCCGCAATGAGCGCATCCGTGTTTCATTTTTTCTTCATTCATTAATTTGCTAATAAGATCATAGATTCTTTTTTTCTGTTTTTTACCATTTTGTAAATGTTTTTCAAAACCTTCAGGGCTTCTCCAATCTTCACCATATGTCCCGTCTTTTTTTAATCTATCATATCTCATACTTACAAACCGATATCCATCTTCTCTAACCTCTCCAAATTTTCTATTAGAATGGGGCACTGTCAATCTCCTTTACATCAAAAGCGGAATCCTGTGTCTGATATGCAGGAACACCCCACACTCTCACAGTTCTTCCTTTTAAATTATATTTTTCACTTTTACCCTTAAGGTGTCTCAAAGCTTGTACTAATTGACCGGTGTTGAAAAAAGTAAACTTGTTTCTCGTCAAGTAATCCTGGAGATCCTTTAATCTAAACCAAGTGGTCCCTTCTTCCGTCCACGGCTTTCGTAAAAGTAATTCATCTCGATTTAGGGCTTGGGCGCGGTCCGTACAAAACTCCTGGAGGTGAGCTTCAAACTGACCGGCCAAGGACCCGTCATCAGAAACAGGAATCTTGATAAGATTATTCATTAATCTTTCCACTATTTCCTGCCATACTGACTGTTTTACAAGAGGAGGCATCGTGTCCAAAGAATTCATGCATTTCTTTTGAAACTTTGTTTGAATCTGCAATTCCTCTGTTTGTAATTCCATTCGTGTATCACCAACATCCAGAAACCAAACTGGTGGATCCGTCTGTAACTTAGTCAATGCACTAAACTCCAATGCCGCGCCATTACCACCAATTCCATGCTTGCGTGTCCTGCAAACTTTCGCGTTACAGTAAGAATTGATAGGCGGTTCCTTGCATCTGTAATTATAATCTTTTTTCTCCAGTTGTTTTTGAATAAGGATAACTTCCTGTGCAGCCAACGGAGGAGTCATGTAATTCCTGTTATATTCCTCTAATAAAATCTTCCATTTATCCGCATCGAATTTTCTTAAATAAACTCCAATGTTAAACAACCCATTGTTACGTGTTCCTTCCGGAAATCCTTGTGTGCATAACTGCTGTAAGCATGGCGGTCCATCCTTTATGATGTCAGTGGATACCTGGATTGCAATTTTGTCAATATCATCCACAGCATACTTGTTGTATAACTCAATGAACTCCGGCAATGATGCCGCGGTTCCATCATCTTTATAGGCATACCTCGTTGTACTTTTGGCGTTATAATATGGAAGATTTAAGAAATTTCCTAGATCCCCTTTTTCAATTAATATGGTGGATTGCTTCGGGAATACTTCTACAGAAGAATATCCTAACGCTGCTGCAACCTCTCGTAGCTTCTCTCTTATCAATTTTGCGGCGATTGGTTTTTTAAAAAATAAAAATAAGTGAAGACCACCGCTTTTAGAACGGCATGGTACTAAGGGTATTTGTAATTTTCTGAAACTATTTATTATGCTACGATAATCAATAGGATAAGTATCAATATCAATACAACCCCAACGGGCTGTGTTATCAGCCATGATAGGAATAATACCCAAGGAAGGACCTTCACCAGCAAGGTGCGCCTCCCATAATTCTTCTGTAACAATTTTTTTAACAATGTATGACTTTCCCTCCTGCTTACCGTCAGCACGTTTCCTATCGGATTGGTGCTGACCATAAGCCACGTCGAGACCTTCAAATATAAATTTGAACTTTTCCACTAAACCTCCAGTTTATAAAAACTTACCTTAAAAAGGTATGTCTTCGTCGCTTTCTTTACTGTTGGATTTTGGAGCCTCTTTTACCGGCTCCCCTTCAACAGTGGGTTTAGCTTCTACGTCTCCTCGTGATGCAGCAGTTGAAAATGATTTTGCTTCATTATAAATATCAGCGTCTTCCACTTGTCCTGCTTTCTCAACTTGATACCCAAACCAACTTCCACGATCATTTGATTCACTCACTGTTGTAAGTTTATAAATGACAGCATAAGTGGGTGGAGTAAAACTTCCTGATGGACCATTAACTTTCTGAGTCAGCATTAAGCTATTCCAACGTCTGCTCTTTTTTAATTGAGTAGATGTCATGCTAATAACCGCTTGAGACCACGCACCAGCTTTGTCTTGAACCATTACATAATGGTAAGCTGTAGTTGCAATGTAGTTACCGTTTGGCAGTACATCTTTGAAAGTCATTTGGTCACGTTTAGTTTTGGATAGGATCCCACTGTCGGCGTCATGTGCTTCCACAAATCCACCTCCAGACTCACGGGTTTTCCATTCCACGTATCGTAGTTGATAAAGTACAGGAATCACATTTAGTGAAGCACTGACTTCTTGTGTAACAGTATTATAAAACTGTCCCACTTGAGCCCCTGCAACATGTTCCGCTTTAGACGGATTTAATTGAGGGCTATTAGATTGTAGTATATTAATGTAAGGGATGGCGATATCTCTTGACAAGTCAAGATTTCCGAATCCACTTGCATTCTTTGAATCACTAGCAAGAACTGCTAGATCTAGTTTTGCCGCTTTCGCGACTGCTTTAGTCTGGGCCATAGGGCTTTTCTCCTTTATTCTTTAATCGTTGTTCTTTGTACTATATACGCACCCAATAAATTCAAAGGTATATCATTACCTGCTTCAGTTTGTTCACGTATAAAGGCGCGAAGGGTGGATGGTTCGACCCACTCGCGTTGCGAAGATTGATAACCCTTTTCACTCAAAGTGTTAATCAATCCTCTAGCTTTCTCATCTTCATCCATCCCAAAGCTACAAGAGACTTGGTTTTTGATTAGATCCCCAAATCCGTTGTCTTTTAACCATTTATATGCCGCTTCTTTATTTTCTTCCTTAATGGAAGCACCATAAAAATTGGAAACTTTTACAAGTCTACCGTCTTTAAGCTTTAATTCTGATAGACCTACTTCTGTAAAAAGACCAGGTAAAACACTTTCTGATAAATGTTTTTTGTAATCTTTTTTAACTTTTAATTTATCCTCTAAATCTTGTATTTCTTTTTGTGTGTCAGCCACATCAGTAGCCACTGCACCAATCTTGCCCATACTATCAAGGGTCGTGGAGCCAGCGTCCTGTTGCATTTGTTTTAATAAGTTATTCATTTCTACCTCTCAGATCTATTTCTATATCGTAATATTTCTTTTCGTCCCGATCCCACTTCAGGATCTTAAACCTTCCTCTATTCATTTCACTGGCAACTGCACCAGCAAGCGCTATTATAGCAGGGTCTCCCATTAAAAGCAAGTAGTCATCATCACAAAATGTGGATAACTCTTTTTTTAATTTATGAGTCAGTGGTCCAGAGGATAAAACTATTTGTCTGTTATCAGGAAGAACTATTTTTAAATCACCGAATTTCTCCGCAGATCTAACATTTCTTCCCATTTCCTGTAAAACGTAAACTGTCATATTTGATTTAATGATCTTTCAGAAATGTTTAAGTAGCATGAATTAAATTTACTTATATTAAGATATGCAGGGACAGCTTTAAAACCTTTTTTAATGGCCTCATTAATTAAGATTCCTTCATCTATATAATTATTGTTTGGATAACCACCATATTTTTTTTTCGCCCATCTTTCAATAACATGTTTAAGACCATACGTGCCCTGTCTTTTATTAACAGTTTTTATTTTTTTCATTTGATCTAAAAATTCTTTAACAAGTTTTGTTCCTCGTTCTTCATTAATATAATCTTTTAGTTTTAATATAACAGCTAGGTCTGAATCAATTTTTTTTATATATACCATATTTCTTCCTTCTAAATTATTTCTTGACTTGCATTATATACTATGATAGAATGCTTGTCAACATTAGAAATCAGAATGTATAAATTTAAGACAGAGCCATATGAGCATCAGAAAGATGCATTAAAAAAATGCTATGACAAAGAAGCATTCGCTATCTTTGCGGAAATGGGCACTGGGAAAACT